TGGTGATGAGATCAAAACAGTAATTAGATCAATCATTAGGCAACAGGAAGAGCAAGTCCGAACCAATCCGTTAGATGGTGAAATTCATCTTTACGCTGGTTAATTAGGACTAATACATCGTTGGAAATGTTAATCATTCCTAGGGATCTCTTGCACTCTATTAAAATCTAGTATATAAATTACCCACTATACATAAATTAATTTCTGCATAGACGCGTATAGTCGACGCCCTAGAGACTATGTAGAAAAAACTAGGAGGATAAAACTATGGCAAAAACTACTTTTTCAGGTCCAGTACTTCAAGGAAAAGAAGGTGTAAACATTGAAACTAAATCTTCAAGTTACACTGTAACAACTGCAGATTCAGGTAAAACATTTGTTTCTGAAACAGATGGTGTGGTTTTCACATTACCAGCGATCGCAATTGGTTACTCTTTTACTTTTGTAAATAATGCACCTGATGGAACAAACGCTTTGACAATTAGTCCTAATGCATCTGATGGAATCACTTATGCTGGTTCATCAACTGATGATAAAGATTTAATTAATACAAAGATTACTTCTAAACAAGGTGACTATGTTGTAATTTCATCATTAGATGGAGTTGTTGCATGGCAAGTTACTCAAGTTAGAGGAACTTTCGCTAAAGAAGCGTAATAAATAATTAAGTGGGCCTTCGGGCCCACATAAAATTTAACGGAGAAAATAAAATATGAAATCAGATGTAAAAGCAGTAAGAGTTACTGGAACAGGTTCTGTATTTGCTGGAAGAACAAGATTGAGAGGAATTATTCTTTCTAACTCAACAGCAAGTGCTGGATCTATAACTCTACAAGATGGAAATTCAGCCACACAATTTATAGGTGATGCACCAGCAGGTGATGTATTTGCATTTAATATTCCAGAAGATGGAATTTTATTTGTTGATGGCATGACAGTTTCTGCATTCACAAGTTTAACTGCTGCGACTATATTATTAGACAAGTAGGAGGCTAAATGGCTAACACTACTTCTGGAACAGTTATATTTGATAAGAATTTTTCTATAGATGAAATTATAGAAGATGCTTATGAAAGAATAGGTATGCAAGGCGTATCTGGTAATCAGTTACGTACTGCAAGACGTTCTTTGAATATTATGTTTCAAGAATGGGCAAACAGAGGTTTGCATTATTGGGAAGTTGCAAATAATTCAATTACATTAGTTGATGGTCAAGCAGAATATACTATGTACAGATCAACAAGTGATGGTACTTCTGATGCTACAGCTGTATATGGTGTAGATGATGTATTAGAAGCATCTTACAGAAATGCATCTAATGTTGATACACCTTTAACAAAAATTAACAGATCAACGTATCAAGCTTTATCAAATAAAACTTCTGAAGGTCAACCAACACAATATTTTGTACAAAGATTTATAGATAGGGTGACTGTTACTTTATATCTAACACCTGGTTCATCTGAAGCCGGAAACACGATTAATTACTACTATGTAAAAAGAATACAAGATGTAGGTGATTATACAAATGCAACAGATGTACCATATAGATTTGTACCTTGTATGGTTTCTGGATTATCATTTTATTTATCACAAAAATTTAATCCTCAATTAGTTCAGCAAATGAAAATGCTTTACGAAGATGAACTCAATAGAGCTTTAACTGAAGATGGTTCTTCTTCAAGTTCTTTTATAACCCCAAAAACTTATTATCCAAATGTCTAAATTATCTAGAGGAAAATATGCACAAGCAATATCAGATAGATCAGGTATGGCATTTCCATATAATGAAATGGTTAAAGAATGGAATGGCTCCCTGGTGCATGTTTCCGAATTCGAGGCTAAACAGCCACAGTTAGAACCAACACGATTTACCGGTGATCCACAAGGATTAATGAATGCAAGACCAGCAAGAGTAGAACCTGCTACAGAAAATTTATTACCAGGTAATCCGTTTAGTTTAACTTCAGGATCTGCAGTAGTCACTGTTACAGAACCAAGACATGGAAGAAGTACATCGGATATTGTAGTTTTTAGAAATGTAGATGGTAGTCCTGGAGGATTAGCATATACAGTATTTGAAAATGGTTCAGGATTTGCTATAACAGTTATTGATACTAACAGTTATAGTTTTAATTGTGGAAGTAATGCAACTATAACAGAAAATGCAGGAGGAATGACGGCTACCGCAGGACCCGTTACATTGACACCATAATGGCAGGATTTACATACACAACATTAACACAAGCAATACAAGATTATACTGAAGTAGATAGTAATGTTTTAACTTCTACAATTACAGATCAATTTATTGAAAATTCAGAATTAAGAATATTAAGAGATGTACCAATTGATGCATATAAAAAACAATCAATTGGTAATTTAGTTACTGGTCAAACAACAATAAACGTACCTGCTAAAACTTTATTTGTAAAAGGTGTACAAGTTTATAATTCAACTTCTGTATCTACAGGAACTAATTCTTGGTTAGAAAAGAAAGACGAATCATATTTACAAGAATTTGCACCGGCAGAAACTTCTACAGGGTTTCCAAAATACTATGCTATGTTTGGTGGAGCAACTGGGGTAACTGATACTACATCAGGAAGATTATTTTTAGCTCCTGCTCCAGACGATACTTATGTATTCAAGATTCATTATGAAGCTATTCCAGATGGATTATCTGGTTCTAATGCTACAACTTATATTAGCCAATACTTTGGAAATGGGTTATTATATGCATGTTTAGTAGAAGCATATGGATATTTAAAAGGTCCAATTGATATGTTGACACTATACGAAAATAAGTATAAACAGGAAGTTGAGAAGTTTGCTGCAGAGCAACTTGGTAGACGTAAAAGGGACGACTACACAGATGGTACTGTTCGTATTCCAGTTCCTTCACCGTCACCGTAATAGGAGAAAAAAATTATGGCAATTACATCAGCAGTTTGTTCAAGTTTTAAACAAGAACTTTTACAAGGTAAACACGATTTTGATTCATCAGGTGGAGACACTTTTAAAATTGCACTTTATACAAGTTCAGCAACTTTAGGTGCAGCAACAACTGATTACTCAGCAACAAATGAAATTACAAATGATGCAGGATCTGCTTACGTTGCAGGTGGTGCTACATTAACTAATGCTGGAGTATCTTTATCAGGTACAACTGCATTTACAGACTTCGATGATGTTTCTTATTCATCAGCTTCTTTCACTGCAAACGGTGCTTTAATTTACAACACAACAACGGATGGTGGTACAGGTACTACTGAAGCGGTTTGTGTTATTGCTTTTGGTGGTGACAAGACTGCAACTAACGGAACTTTCACAATTCAATTTCCTACAGCAGACGCTAGTAACGCAATCCTGAGATTAGCATAAAGGATAACGTCTTATGGCAGACGTTACTTTTACATTAACCGTACCAGGCGGTGCGGCAGGTGGTTTTTATATCGATGGAGTACAAAGAGATACTTTAAGTTTAGATATAGGAAAGACATATAGATTTGATGATTCTGACGCTTCATGTACAGGAAACAATTTAGTATTTTCAACAACACCTGATGGAATACATAACGGTGGTATTTATTATAACACTGGAACAACAAGATTTAATTCTCCAGGTCAACCCGGTGCTTATGTAGAAATAACAATAACAGCAAGTACACCAAGCACACTTTATTATTTTTCTATTCAAAATTCTGGAATGGGTGGTTTAATGAATATAGATTTAGCTGCTAATACATGGGGATCGCAATCGTGGGGTGAGTATTGGTGGAATTTAAATCAAGATTTAAATACGGGTTGGAACACAAAAACTTGGGGCGCAAGTAATTGGGGAGATCTTTCTGGTGAAGTAGTTCAGCCTACTGGTTTATCAATTACATCTACGTTAAACGATAGTGTTACGGTTACAGGTTCAGCTGTAGTTGATTTAGTTGGAGTTGAAACTACATCTAATGTTGGATCATTAACTATTACTGCTAATGCAGATGTTTTACCTTCAGGTGTTTCGTTTACAGGAAATGTTGGATCACTTACAACTGAAATAGGAGTAAGTGTTGAACTATTAAGTCAAGAAATTGCAAGTGCATTAGGAGTTA